AGACCATGAGACTAAGTTTAACTAAAGCTGCAAAACCCACTCCGAATAAAGTAAGCATTAAAATTGCATTACTCTGTATCCAGATCTCCCAAGCATGATACTCCATTATTTCTTACCCTTTAACAATGAGCCAATAACACCAAAATCAACTTGCTGGCCTTTATCGATAGCCTTTTCTTTACGCAAGTCACCAAAATACATTCTTAACAAGGCTAAAGGAATACCAAAGTATGTACCTATAACAGGCCATAAATCTTTAAGAGTATCGGGGGAGGAAGATATAACAAAGGTCATGGCTATTCCTATGCCAACAAAAGGTATTGCTAGCATCCAAGCCATCATTAGTGCAATTTTAGGTCGGGTAGAATGCCCAGAGGAGTCTGCTTTACTTAAAGATTCTACTATACTGGCATCGTGCTGATAACCTGCTTGAACTGTTTCATAAACAAGCTTTTGTAACTCTGTTTCATGATCTAACTCAGCTTGTTTTATTTTTCTATACGCTTCAGGATCAGCTACTAATGCCCTCTGAATAGCATCTGGTGTTTCTTCTACGCCCAAAGTAGAGGCTAGAATTGAAACACCAGTGCCTAAAGCGCCACCAACCGGGCCTCCTAGTATGGTACCTAAAGCAGGCGCTACCCGCCCTATTGTGGCAGCCAGGCCCTTCCAGTCATCGCTATTCCAACTCATATGGGGCTCCTTCATAATTATCTTTAATAATAGTATAAAAGAGAAGGTTTAGACCCCCAATATTTAACGCCGGCTATCCCCCCTGCCATTACCCACTGACTCTTCTGCGGTAGGATTACGAGTATTCAAAGCTTTAGACGGATCACTAGAGTTCTTATAGAATCCAGTCCCACTTAAAGGCACATAATCTTTAGGTAAATAAGGATTACCAGTAAGTTCAATAGCTGCTTCCTCATCAGTAATAATACCTAGAGCCAGCTGTTCAAGAATCCGCGCCTGCTTAAGACCTTTAAAAGCCTCAAGCTCATTTTCAGGGCGTAAATTAACTGGTTTGTATTTTACAGCTACTGTTCCAGCAACACCTTCAAGACGTAATGCGAGGGTTAAAACTCTTGATAGAAGATGCTCAGAAACTCGCTGCAAAGAGACCACAGACTTGGTATAGAGTAAGGCCTCAACACCCCCTATAGTCTGACTAGAACCAAATTGCCGACCAAGAATAGTTGGAAGACTCTTCATACCAGAGATAATTCGCTGGTCAATAACTTCCTTAAGGGGTCTGAAATCAATTGTGCTATTACTCTTTGTCTCTAAGACGTTAACATCCAAGGAATCAAAGAATACTGCAGCATCCTCAGGTTTCAGAGTACGAAGGCTTTCACCAATAGATTCTCTTTGACTCTTCAACCACTCTGACATGATTTTATCATCGGTCTGCGCGGCTACAGGTGCAAATTTCCGCAGAGTAGCCTCAATGATCTTGACTGAGATTCTCGGATATGCAGTCCGCTTTACTACTCTTTCTAGGTCCTGCATAACAGCTATGTTAAACAATACAGCTTGTATTACTGGTAAGAAAGGAGGAGTTTCATAAGGACTGTTTGCATCTGCATCTAAAAGCTGCCAAAAGAATGTAGGTAGACCTACTTTCTTCTCACCCTGGTAAGGAACGTAAACTCCAGCTTTAGGCTGCTCAAAAGTAATGCTAATGGGATCAACAATACTTAAATACTTTGCTGTCTTGTCTTTATTCAAAACAAGCTCTAGACCGCAGGCCCCACGAAGTAAAATATACTTAATAATAGAATCAGCAGTCAATTCAAGAGTATTCGGGATGCCCCACTCAGCAAACCTTTCAACACCAGAAAAACGTTTTAGGATAGCGTCAAGTGACTCTTGATAAGCTTGATTTGGAATACCCTTCTCATCTAAAGCTAGGACAGTTAATCCGCTGCCTGCCATTCTGAGAAAGTTCCAAATACCAGTTGACACATCAGGGTCATACTTACTAAACTCTTGTAATAGATCATCTGCAGACTTTGAGTAGCGGTAATCCTCTACTTTGGTCTTATACAGACTCCGATCTTTACGAGCTAGCTCTTTCTTCTCAGGAGGTGGATTAAGCTGTGGTACGGCTTTTAATTGCCTGGTATCCGCAGACTCTTCCACAGGTACTTTTTTCTTGCGTTTAAAAATACTCATAATGTAGTCCTATAATGAGAAATGTCAGTAGGGGCACAACCGCCTGTATCTTCTTCTAACGGTTGTTCTCTAAATATTTTTTCGGCAAGAAGTGCATAGCCCAGAGCCATACCATAATGATCTGCTCCTATTTTGACATACCTAAAAGTAACAGTACCATACTCATCTTCTTGTTTTACTCTCACTAAATTATAGCAATGATCCCAGAATTCGTCATCCGCTTGACTAGTGACCTTTACAGCTCCATTTATAACTCCCTCAACCACAGCATCAAGGCATTGAGTTCTATCTGCAAGCACCCTAATTTTGTCAATTGAATATTCTTTCTTTCCTGAGAAATAGCATATCTTTAGCCGTTTGTGAACATCCTCACGTTTGGCCAGAGCAGTCACCGTCGTCGTATAGGGTAAGGCATCAGATACCGTAAACAAAGCGCCATACCGCTTCATAATCTTATGGAAATCTGCCAGCTCCTCATGACTTATGGTAAATGCAGATATAACTGTAAGAGTACCACAAATAGGCTTAAGGATAACAACATGACAAGTCATACCCAGGTCAATCCCTATAAAAGTACCAGAGGCTTGATTTATTTCTTCCATCTGGAAGATAGCAGCTTTCTTAGCCTCTTCATTAACTCTAGCACCATCTGCACCTGTAAAGTGTTCACCTAAAACAAAGTTTACAAAGTCTTGTTCCTTTGAGTAACCCTCAGGGAACCTGGGATCAGATGCTTTAACTATATTTGTAGCATTGACAAACTCTACATCAAGTTGTGAGATATAATATCCAGAAATGCCTGTTTCTAGATCCTGTGCACGTTCAGGATATTTAGCCACCCACTCACGATAACCCCAACTTCTGTCTACTTCTTTTTTACATTTAGCACAGCAAACAAAAGCTGAGAATGTCCATGGGGTATTTATGAAGTCAGTCATAGTGTCTGGGTTCAAGGGTAAGGGCTTTCCCTCTGAGCGTAGCATGATATTATCTTTAAAATTTAAAAACTGGTAATGTCCACAATGATTACATTTTAATATTACAGCTTTTTGATCAGACTTATCATATACAGCACTAATACCATAATCTGGAATAGTAGGTGTAGATATTAGTCTTTCAAACTTATATTCAGAGTGTTGTAGTCGTGACTTAAACTGAGATAGCACTCGAGGATTACTGAAGTTAATTTCGTCATAGACATTGGCATCACTTGGAACGGATATAGCAGCTTTGGTCCCAAAAGTACCGCGAAGATTTAGAAAGCTACTGCCTACCCTTTTAAGATATGCCGAGTCTATTCCACCAGTCCCTAATTTCTGAATGATTGGAGATGCTTCAAACATGACATCCAATCTCGACTTAGCAAACTTCCCAACCTCACCATCCGTAGGTTGTGTGAATATGGCCTGCGAGCCTTGGTGTTGGACTAAGAAGCATAGTATCCATCTGATAAGAACTTCTGTAAAGCCTATCTGGGCACATTTCTTAGCAGCTACTATCTTATGTGGATCGTTAATAAAGTCAATCTGATATTCATGACCTTTAAAAGAATATGGCTTACCGCGAAGGAAAGTATTTAGTCCTATCCAGTCAGAGGGTAAGGAATCATCCTTAACACTAAGTCTTTCTTTAAACATCTCCCCGTATACACTCATATGTCCATATCCAATAGAAGGGTCTGTTGATCTTCTGTAAGGACTTCTAGTACACGGTCTTGGAACTTTTGCATTTCCTGAACATTGTATACCCGTTCTTGCATCTTTAGCATGGCATCTGAGAAGCGGGAAATCTCACGAAGAGTCTTTCTTATTTCTTCACCATCCGGAAGGGAATTTTTAGAAACAATAAACTGAAGCAATACTTTTGCAACAGCATAGTTATATTGTAACTCGCTTGCCAGATTAATAGGTTGGTTGGCTATGACATCTATCTTAGCCTCTAGGTCGATATCGGATGAGACAATCTCAACTGGTTGGAAGTCTTTTATAAAAGTCAGCACCATACTTACTTCATGCGCCGTAGCTCCTACCTTTTTACGGGCATAGGCTACTAGCTCATTGTATTCTGGTTCACCTGTAAATGAATTCAGGACTTCTGCAATTTCTTTGGCTCTTCCGAGCGTCACGGTTTCCATCTTTTTACTATACGTTTTTAGGCAGGTATATTATGCCCAATACAATATATCCTTGTTCAAAGAGCTAGCTCTTTGAACTGGGATTCAGTATACACTTAGTTCAATAGGTGAAACCTATTGAACATAACATAATAAATCTTTATAGCATATTGAACATAACATAATAAATCTTTATAGCATATTGAACATAACATAATAAATCTTTATGGCGTATAGCATGCTCTTCTGCGGAGCAGGCGATCTATGCTTTGCGCCTTTAATTACGAAGGCTGTTTCAAAAAATTTCAAAATTTTTCCGAGTAGGCTATTAGAGGCTATGTTTATACACTGCGGTATATTTAAAGCCCCGCCTTAAAACCTATTTTTATTACTTAAATCAAAGGAGATTACTATGACTGTAAACATTAAGCTTAGCAACACTAAAGAAATTACTGTAAAAAATATAAGCTTACGTAAACTTCGTGCATTAAAAACTATTCATGGTGAAAGTAATATCTCACTAGTACTTAATACTAACTTATCAACCCTTAACTGGTAGGAGGCAAGTATGAATATTAAGCTACAACCGATTGTAACCTTACTTTATCCCGCGCTACAAGAATTCTGTGATATCTATGACTACACCCTTCCACCCCTAAACTACTTTAAAGATAATATTACATTTGAATTAAAAGATAAGATAAATACAAATAAAGTAAACTCTACTACACGCGGACAATACGCGGGTAATATAGGTCTTATTACTTTAGCCACTCAGGATAGAACAGAGCTACAGATTATAAAAACTCTATTACATGAGCTTGGACACGCAATACAGCATTATAATGTAGGAGTTTTTTGGAATCAAGTATATCAACACCAAGCAAAGTTAAATACTTACCAAGATAATCTGTTTGAAAAACAAGCCCGTTATGCTAGCATAACTATACACTCCCTGCCTAAGAAAGAAGTTATTAAAATAGAACTCAAGCTTAAAGAAATACTATCAATTATTAAAGAAAAGATTAAAAGAAGAGTTAATTCTATATTCAAAACATATGATAAGTATAACGCAGGTTACATAGCTGGCTATGGTGATAGCAGAAAGGAGTTTAATATAAGATCAGCTAGAAAAGTTATAGAAAAACTGCACTCTAATAAGTTTAGCAACACTAGAAGATAACCTACTTAACTAAAGGAGATTAAAGATGACTATTAAAATCACACTGAACACTGGCAAAGAGCTGATTGTAAAGAATGTTAACCCTTACAAACTTCGTGCATTAAAGAGTATTCATGGTGAGAGTAATATTGCCCTCGTGTTTGACTACACTTTATCAACCCTTAACTGGTAGGAGAGTATAATGAAGAGTCCAATGATTAAGAGAATGAAACAGCTAACAGTTAGAGTAGAAAGTACAACCCCTTGGTACCTAGAGTTACTAGGTATCTTAACCCTTAGTTTCACAGGATATATTATAACTGTGATAGCGTTCTGTCTTTAGACAAGAAAGGTAATATTATGAACTGTATCAGTTGTGGATACATCCACAGAGTAGAAGGCTTAGGCTTTCATTGTTCTTATCTGAAAGAGTACATCAAAACTGATGATCTCTTTGAAAAAACTTGTCCTGCATTTGATAGAGGTACATTTAAGATGTGCCCTAACTGTGGTAACACTGGCTGGTCAAAAGGTCAGCCTTGTCCTTGCACTGGACTTTAATCCAACTGCTGTCCTAACGGCATGACGGGGAGAAAGGTAATATTATGTTTGTTGAATGTAAAGACTGTAATTGCTTAACTACTTGGGGTACAGTATTTGATGGCGATGTCTACTGTGAATACTGTATTAAGAAAAAACAATTAGTTAAGAAAACCATCCCAAAAGTCAGTCCAGACTACCAAACTTTTCTTGGAGACTTCAAGAAACGCTGGCCTACTAAGTCCGCTTTTGCTAAGCAGTATGGCTTTACTAATGAAATGGTTCAAAAAACACTTAAAAGAAACAGGCCTGGTGAGTTAACTAAAACTCAATCAAGAGTAATGTCTATTCTTATCAAACGTGGTTTTGCTAAGATAATGATAATAGACGAAATTATTAGCGTAGAAGATGTAATCAAACTTGGATCAGTCTTCTACAAATAACAACCAACGCTGACCTAACGGCATGACGGGGAGAAAGGCTTTATTATGAGAGGTGTACAACTTAGAGTTAAAAGGGTTAAAACTTTATTTGAGCATGGCCAAATTACTAATGTAACGGCCATGCAACTACTCCAACAAAGAATACCAACTCCAGCTGTTGCAGAATACGTATTCTTACATACCGTGCTTGGTCACGGGGAAAGGAATTAGAATGAAAAAGTATTCTATTGCTCGGTACCAACAAGAGGTACAAGATGTGACTAAAATGTATGACGAGGGTTTAATAACAGATTTTGAATATCTCATTCGTATGCGTGATCTAACAATGTGCTACTCCAATGGCTTAGCCCTAAAGCTTGGTCGTGAGCTCAAGCGTATTGATAGAGAACTCAGTCTCGCTGCTAAGATTCTAGGAAGTTAATCTAACTGCTGACCTAACGGCATGACGGGGAGAAAGGCTTTATTATGAGTTGCAAGAATAGAGTATCAGTATTCGTAGAAAGAGGTTTTGGTCATAGAGAAATAAAAGTACCCTGTGGTTCTACTGGCCCCTTTGGAACAGTTGAGCTATGCCCTACTTGCATGACTAAAGCTGAAAAGAAATATCCTCAAGGCTGGCGGCATTATCCTGGTGACACCTGTAAACATGGTGTATACCTTAACCCTGACTATGATTGTAATTGTGGTCGCTGCGAAATGGGAGAATAGCATGAATATACTATGCTACTGTGGAAATGAAAATCTTCTAGAAGAAGATGACTTCGGTTTTGAAGAGTTTGAATGCAATGAATGTGGCATGACTCTCTACATTCCTGAAACTGAAGAAGAAATTGAAGTCTTAAATGCTCAGACTAGAAAGGAGGTAGATGAGCTTAGATATACTGGCAAAACTCGTATTATGGCTATCCAAGAAACTGGAGAGGAATGCTGTTTACGTCTTCTGGACAGAATGGATGAGGAATTAATTGACCTCATTATGGCTGGCTATTCTATGAACCATCCAGAATGGAAACTTTTCACTGAACCAGAAATTAAACCCTTAGATAGGAGAAACTTCAATGAACTTTATTAACATAGGCCAGTTTGAAACTGGTAGAACTTATGATGAAGCTCAAGTTATTGGCTATAACGTAACTAAGTTACAGCCCCTTGAACTAGACATGTATCTTGTAAAGTTACAATTCACGGATAAATCACGCCACATAGAAGGTAACATAATCCTGTACATAGATATTAATATCTCTGAACAAGATTTCTATGCAGCTATTTTAATGAAATATGATACGGGTGATTACGCCTGCTTATAAACTAACCGCTGTCCTATCGGCATGACGGGGAGAAAGGCAATACAATGGCTAGAGAAAAATTACTAGGACAAATGAATAAAGCTGAGCTTATTCTTATCCTAACAGGACAAAGAAATGCCCTAACAAGATATATTGAAGAAGAAAACTGGGCTTGCTTAGACACCATAGCTAATAACATAAAAACGCTACAGTCTTACATTCTAAACTGTAAGTAATTAACCGCTGTCCTATCGGCATGACGGGGAGAAAGGTAATACAATGAGTGAATGGATTTGTTCAAAATGTGGAGAAACTGCTTTATCTAAATGCCCAGATCAAAGAAATATTTTTCCTACTCATGATATTGCTGCAGCTATTTGCAGTGACCTTGGAGTTTATGTCTTACAATCTGAACTCTGCTCAGAGATAGTCTTAACCTATACTGACTATCGAAAGAATACTACGGTTAAAGGAGCTCTAGAAAGGATACTAGACACCCTTGAGTATGCAAAAGAAAATAGTTTCTTAGCAGTTATTGGCTGTAGACATAACTGGATAATTAATAGCCATACAGAAACTGTTTGCCGGATGGGTGGGACTCATGAGAATCTCTCAGATTATACACCTGTAAAAGAGGAGTATGACCAGAATATAGAAATACGGGGTGCCTTCCGCTTAGCTATCTCTAGTATCTGTGGAATAGCAGAAAGAACATGTGCTAAAGAAGATAAAGAATTACTTGAAAAAGCTAAGGGAGCTATTTATTATGCCTGTGGAAAATACGCAGACTTAATAAAAAATCCTGAAAAAGCTACTACTTGGCACGTCCGCTGGGACAGTACTAAGAAAGCTACTTTCGATGATCTTAAGTCTGCAGAAGCCTTTATGGAATTGGTCCCTAGAGGTAGAATGTACTCTAATGCGAAAGGGGAGTAAAATGTCACTAGCTGAAGAAGCAAAAAAGTATGACCCTTATGGCTGTAGCCTGCCAAAGCTAATAGCTGTAAACTACTGGAGAGAGTCTATCTTCATAGACTCTGAAGGTAATCCACAAGTGGCCTATAAGGTTAGCTTGTCCCTTGGAATTCTATCTGTAATCTTTGCAGATGGTTCCATTCTTTGTCCAACTCACTGGCAATCCTGAAAGGAGAACAAAATGAAACAAGTACAAATTAACTGGGGTGACTTAGGTGCAAATCCATGTGGTACACGTATTACTGATCTAGTCACAGAGAGGTACATTGACATTGACATAGCTATCTTTGAGGGCCTTCCAGAAATTGAACAGCATGAGCGACTCAAAATGCTTACAATGGACGTGGCTATGTTTATTAGCGTGAATAGGCCAAAAGAAAAGGGCCTAGACTTAAACCTCCCTTGGAGTATCTGGAACTCTGGAGGAGGCTGTATGATAGCCTCTTTAGACTATGATGATGGCTCAGTCCACTTATCAGATGAAGCCTTTGTAAATAGCATGGAAACATCTCATGACTATTGGGAAATTGAAGACCCACAAGACCAGCTTGCTAGTCTAAAGCAAGATACAATCTGGTTAAATACAGAAGATTTCAGAGTTGAAAATCTTCTGTTAGATGAGTACTTAGCCATCCTGATAACCCAAGATGTTAAAGCACTCTTAAACCACTGGAAGTAACAACCAACGCTGTCCTATCGGCATGACGGGGAGAAAGAGTATAATTATGACATTCGAAGAATTCCAAGCAACTAAGGTAACTGTGGATAACGTAGAAGAAATGCAGGCCGTAGCTGATTCCACTAGCTATGGTGATGTCTATAACCCTGAGACTACTACTTATCTTGTATACGCTGAAATGTATATAATTGAGTATGACTCTCAAACAGATGTATTCTACCTACGGATTGGTAACATGGAATACACAGATGAAAATCTAGATAGGCTAGAATTAATTCTCTATGAGTTTGCTGAAGCAGACTTAACAGATGAAGAAATTGAAGTCCCACCAGAAGTACTTACCCAAATCAAAATCATCGAAGAATTAATAAGAAAGGAGGAAGCTAAAACAGTACTACTCACTATACTACATGGTGAGAATAGCACCGATCATGTCATGTGCACAGCTACAGAGGAGGATATAACTGCCTTTAAAGAAAAGATACTAGAAAAGTTTATTGAGAGCATTTATGAGAACGGCTATTGCTCATTTACAGTACAATCAATCCCAGCAGAAGGAGTTCAACTATGAAAAACTTTCAACAGACAGTACAAACCGCCATTTCTAATGCATATGATCATTTTGAATCTGACGGTGAATTAGGTGTTGCCACTGCATATTACAGCCCAGATACAAAAATGGCTTTTGTGCATGCCCTAGAAGCAGACGGCACACAGGAAGTATGCCGGTATATGGAAATATTAAAGCATTACTTACCAGCTAACTACGCCCTTAGCCATAACTCACCAACTGATGGCAATATACTGGTTGTGGCGCAAGAAACTCCTGTAGAGTTTAACCCTCGCATGCATAAAGAATACTTTGAAAAATTCGTATATGCTTACCTTAATAAGGGAATTGAGGCCCCTAGAGTGTATAAGGCAGCTGTTCTCTACTTTGTCCACTTCATGGAGACTGCGGAAAACTCCGTACAAGTAGAATTAAATAGGCTCAGGCATGATGATGAGTTTCTTAACCAGTTAGTAGCTAAGCATATTACTCCTCCTTTCCAACTGGAGGTAACTGAGGAACATGTAAGAGATACTTTTAACTGGACATTCTCTCAGTTAGATGATTGCCGGTCTGCTGGTACGATGTATGTTGGAGATAACGGCTGCTTCTTATTACGTTACTA